GGACGAGTAACCAGGAAAGGAATGACAGATGGCTAATGTAAACACAGATCTCGTCACGAATTTCTTGGCGAGTCCACCAACCTTGAGCCCCACCTATCAATTGGGTGGCTCAATGCGCGTCGCAGCCGGAACTGTCGCGCTCGCCTCTGGCGATTTGTCGGCGGATGACACCGTGATGCTGGCGCAGATTCCAACCAATGCGTCGATTGTTTCTATCAAGCTCTACAACGACGATCTTGATTCTGGGACAACCAACACATGCAACGTCGGTCTGTACACGGCTGACGGCGATGTGACGGTAAAAGACGCTGACGCTTACGCTTCCGCGATTACCGATCTTCGTGGTGCTGTTCTTACTGGCACCGAGGTCGCTTTCGAGGCGCGCAACGTTAATGTTATGGGCCAGAGGGTCTGGGAGGATGCTGGCGACAGCACAGATCCTGGCGGGTTCTACCTCGTCGGTCTGGTTTTTCCAGCAGCTGGTAACACAGCAGGAGATCTCTCCTGGCTCATCACATATATCACTGACTGAAGATTAGGGGGGCTTCGGCCCCCCTTTTCGATTGAGGATCTGCAATGACTTCGAACGTCGACATCTGCAATTCAGCGCTGAACATGGTGGGGTCATCGATCATCACATCGCTGACTGAGGATTCGAAAGCGGCGCGCGTTTGCAATCAACGTTACACGTTTGTGCGCGATGCGGTGTTCCGCGCCCACCCCTGGAATTGCCTGATCAGGCGGGTGAAATTAGCGCAAGACGCGACAGCTCCGGTATACAAATATGCGTATCGTTACCCACTACCAACCAATCCATTCTGTCTGCGCGTTCTGACCATTTCAGATGATGGAGCTGACGAACGCCGCGACATCGATTTCAAGGTTGAGGGTAATAGGTATCTGCTGACGGATCAGGGCACCGTCTATATCCAATATATTTCCCGCGACGAGGATCCACAGCAATACGATTTCTTGCTGATTGAGGCGCTCGCAGCTCGGCTCGCGTCAGACATCGCCTATCCCCTGGTTGGGTCATCTTCGCTCGCGACAAATCTGTTTGCGATCTATGAAATCAAATTGAAAGAAGCTCGGTTCGCAGATGCGCAGGAGGGATATCCGGACGGGATTGAAGCGGACACCTTCATCGAGGCGCGCTTCTAAATGGCGCAAGCGTCCCCAGCATTCACGGCGTTCACGTCTGGCGAGTTTTCGCCACGGCTGCACGGCCGCACTGATCTCGCAAAGTACACGAGCGCTGCGGAAGAAATCGAAAATTTTATCGTGCATCCGCATGGTGGAATCACGCGTCGTCCGGGCACTGAATTTATCGGAGAGGTCAAGGATTCGGCGGCCGCGGTGCGTCTGATTGCGTTCGAGTTTTCGACGACCCAGGCCTACGTTTTGGAATTTGGCAATCTCTACATGCGGGTTTTCAAGGATGGCGGTCGCGTCGTCGACGCCAACGTGACAATTTCAGGTGCGACCAAGGCCAACCCGGCAGTGATCACGGCCACATCGCACGGTTACAGCAACGACGATCACGTCGCCATCTCGTCCGTTGCGGGGATGACGCAGATCAATAACCGCACGTTCAAGATCGCGAGCGTCACGAGCAACACCTTTGAATTGTCCGGTGTCGACAGTCGCGATTACTCGACCTACAGCTCTGGCGGGGTTGCCAATGTTGTCTACGAGATCGTCACACCATACACGACCGCGCAGCTGCGAGCCCTCAAGTTCGCGCAATCTGCGGACGTCATGTATGTCTGTCACAACTCAGTCAGTACTCGAAAATTAACGCGGACGGATCACACCGCCTGGACACTGACCGAGGTGGATTTCATCAACGGCCCGTTTTTGGACGTGAACGTCACGTCTACGACGATAACACCTGGTGCTGCCAGTGGGTCAGGCGTTGCGCTCACCGCGTCAGCGAGCACGTTTGTGTCGACGGACGTCGGACGCCAGGTCAAACTTTTCAATGGATTTTTGACGATCACCGGCTACACGTCTGCGACTGTCGTTGCGGCCACCGTAGGCACCATGCCGGATGGCAGCGCAGAAATCTTGCCGACGTATACGGCGACGACAATCTCGTTTCACGAAGGTGATCCGGACAGCACCACGCTCGAGCATAACGATCGGCTGCACGACACTGCGCGTAATTTTGTTGATCAAGGCTTCACCGATAACATGGTGATTACCATCTCGGGCAGTACGTCGAACAACAAGAGCGTGAAAATCGTCCAGGTCACCGACGATACGATGCTGCTGAAACCTGCCGATGACCTGGTGACAGAAGTCGCCGGCGACACAGTCACGATCATTGGCACATTGGGGGCGACGACAAAATGGGCGCTCGGGTATTGGTCGACAACAGACGGATTTCCCGCGGCCGTGTCATTCTATGAAGAGCGTCTCGTGTTTGCGGCATCGACGAACTACCCACAGACACTCTGGTTCTCCAGTTCCGGGGATTACGAGAACTTCACGGGGTCGGAGGTCAACAGCAACGTTCTGGATACGAATGCATTGACGTACACGATCGCGTCCAACCAGGTGAATGTGATCCGCTACCTGAGTGCCACGCGTTCGTTGCTGGTGGGAACGGTTGGGGGCGAGTTCGCCGTCCGAGCAAGCGGCACTGATCAGCCGCTCACGCCGACAAACGCGCAAATAAAACGACAGTGCTCGTATGGATCGGCCGACGTCCGCCCGGAGCAAGTCGCGAACGTTACGTTGTTCTTGCACCGCAATGGTCGAAAAATTCAGGAGCTTCTATTTGATTTTGACTCTGATAGTTACAAAGCGCCCGATCTGACCATCCTCTCTGAGCACGTCACCGAGAGCGGGATCGTCGAGATGGCGTATCAAAAAGAGCCAGACAGCATTCTGTGGTGCGTGCGCGACGACGGTGTTCTGGCCGGCATGACCTATCGACGAGACGAAGATGTCGTTGCGTGGCATCGCCACACGATCGGCGGAAAATACACCAAATCAGGGACGGACTATACGTATGGTCATGTCGAATCGATCGCTTCGATCCCTGGCACTGCTGCCGAGGACGAGCTGTGGGTGACGGTCGCTCGCACAGTTGATGTTCCTCTCCTGTTTTCTGCCGGCGTCGACGTCGCCAACAATCGGATCAATTCGGCGAATCACGGTCTCTCCACTGGCACGGCGATAACATTTGTGACCAATGGAGTGAAGCCGGTCGGTGCGCAAAGCGGTGACAGCACCAACACGTTCCAAACGGATGGAGAAACTGTCTACTACGCGCGAAACGTTTCCACGAATGTTTTCTCGATTTTCATCGACAGCGCCGGTGCGGTTGCAGATACGGATGCGAAAAAGGTTGGCTTCACGGTCATTGGAACAGGGACAATGAGTGTCTATGCCGAGACGCGGACCACGGCAACAAAGCGCTATGTGGAGCGTTTCAAATCGTTCGATTTTGGAACCGATGTTGGCGACGCCTTTTTCGTCGACAGTGGTCTCACCTACAGCGGCAGTGCTGCCTCGACCTTGACCGGCACCGAGCATTTGCGTGGATTTGACGTTAAGGCTCTCGCTGACGGCGCAACGCATCCGACGCGGCATCCGACTGCCGATCCATCTCAAATTGTTCTCGAGCGAACGACAACCAAATGCCATGTCGGCTTGCCATTTACGTCACACGTTTTGACATTACGCGTCGATGCGGGTTCTCAGGAGGGCACGTCCCAGGGGAAAACGAAACGGATCAGCGATGTTTCTGTGCGGCTCTATCGCACGGTGGGACTGATCGTGGGAGAGTCTGCAACAGTGAACGACCGGGTGCCGTTTCGCGATTCGTCGATGGCGATGGACACCGCGGTTCCGCTTTTCACGGGAGATAAAGATATCGAGTTCGATGGCGGGTATGGACACGAGGGGCAAATTTACATTGCGCAGAACCAGGCCCTGCCAATGACGATCATTGGAGTTTACCCACGGCTGCAGACGTTCGATCGTTGATCCTTCAACAATTTGAGACACGACATGCGCAGGAGAGCCTCGCGGACGAGGAGCCCGTCCCGAATTTCTACTATTTTGTGCAGCAGCTGCGTGTTGAGGGAATGAGCTGGAGCGCAGAAATCGACGGAAAAATAGTTGCGAGCGCCGGCTTGATCCCACTCTGGGCCGGCGTCGCAGAGGCGTGGATGATCGTAGGGAACGAAGTGGATCGCCATCCGATAAAAGTGGCGAGGCAGATCCGCACGATGCTGGACGACGTGATGTGGCATCGCGGGATCTACCGGGCGCAAGCGAATATCCACTCACGATTCGATCGAGCAATTCGCCTCGCTGAGTGGCTGGGTTTTGAGAATGAAGGTCTTATGCGGCGGTTCGGTGCAGAAGGCGCGGACTACTTTCGATATGCAAAAGTTTCAAAGGCGCGGAATTAGATATGATTAAAGTTGTCTTGGCCGGAATAGCTGCAGCTACAGCTGTGGTCGGCGGCGTCATGGCTGCGAAAAGTTACCGTCAAGCTGCTGAAACCGAGGGGCAGGTTGGCGTGTTTAACGAACAGCTAGCTGCCCGAGATGCCGATATCAAAGAGCAGGAAGCTCGCCAAATTGGGCAACTCAGGTCTCTGGATGCGATAAATGCACAAAATGAATTTGACCAAGTAGACTCTTCGACTCGGCTCGCTCAGATGCATCATGGATGGATGCCTGAAACTGGGACGCCCATGTTGATTCAGTATCACAACAAACTCCGATTTGATGAGCAGCAGGCAGATAATGACTTGAGATTTCGAACGGCTGCAGATGCGAAAAGAGAAGAAGGGGTGCAGGCGCGAATGCGCTCGCAGCTGGAATTGGCTATGGGTCAACAGCGGCGATCTGCACTTTACTCGCAAGCAACAGCTTCATTGTTGGGTGGCGTTAGCGGTGCCGCTAGAGCATACGTATAGCGATGATAGTACCTAAATTAAAATTTCACGTGCCCTCAGAGGCAAGAGGGTTGGGCGTTCCCGGACAGCAGGCATCTTTCAAAATTCCTGGTGGCGCTTTGTCGGCGGGGCCGCAGGCGGCGGGGGCCGCGTTTACTCAAGCGTCGAATGAGGCAGGGCAGTGGGCTGCTACCGCCTACGAGACGGTTAGGAAGCTCGCTGTTGCGGAGGCCGTTGCAGAGGCCAGGGCAAAAATCGATCTTGTGTTCACCGACGCGCAGAAGCAAAATATTGTAAATGAAAAGTATCCCACTGAAGGCGGCATCCTCGGGTATTTCGATGAGAAGATTAGTGAAATTCTCAAGGGTGCAGGATCATCGCGCGATCCTTTTACTAATTCCAGAATTAGGGCCAAATTAGTTCCCTACGCCGGTTCTGAGCGGCGGACTCTCGCAAATTATAATGCTGGTCGTCTTGTCAATCAGGCTCAAGCGCAGCTCGCCAGCGATCGCGCTTTGTACGTACTGGGCGCTGGAAATGCGCTGCCGCACGATTGGGACGGTAACTATGAGACATTACCTGCTGACGTTAAGTCCTACCTGATCCAAGCTGAAAGGGATCAAAACGCCGCTGCAGCGCTTGGTATAATTAAGGCGACGCAAGCGGAGGAAGCGAATCGAACATTACGGGAAGAAGTTGCAATGTTTGCGCTCACAGCGCGCGTCAATGCGGCGACAACGCCTGACGAGATCGACGACCTGCGCACGATATTAGCCGACACTGATATGTATCGATGGCTGAAGGTCGCGGATCGCCAATCCACGATAGGAAAACTTAATAATGATTATCGAGAAGCCCTGACGCTGGAACTCAGAGTCGAAGAACGGCGTTATCGTGATGCCAAAAGGTTGCTCGCAGAGGAGCAACATGCCAACGAGTTCAGCATCTACGATAAATATTTTGAGGCTCGCCGCACAAACAGCCCTCCGCCGACTGAGAAGGACGTCCTTGCCATAGCCGGTAAAAACAATGGGCGGGGCCTGAGACCAGGACAGACGGCCGCGTTGATAGCACTAGTCGAAGAAAAAGGTGCGACGACCACTAACGCTATTTTCATGAATGATCTATACAAAGAGGTTGGGGAGGTTCTTTTGAATCGGAATCTTGCCCCACAGGATGCCAAAGACGCTATCCAAAGAGTTATCGACCGATCGAGCAGGCAAATTGCATATAAAGGTGCTTCAAAGATAACAATTGAAGATCACCTAGGTTTCTACAAATGGGCGAAAACTGCTGCGGATGGAAAGGTTCAGGGTGGTGAAGTTCAAAGCGCGCTGAATAAAGTCTTGAGCTATGCCGCCCCTAAAGATCGGTATGGTGGTTATGACGATGTTAGAGATGTATTCAAAGAGCTTGAGGCTGAACGATTTTTCTGGTGGGAAATCTCGCGTGGCGCGACACCTACTAAAGCGGCGATAAACGCGCTGGCCCGCGTCGGCATACAATCAGACAAAGGGGACGACTCACTTGAAGATATGCAAACAGTATCAGACGATTTTTTTAAGCCTTTTTATCCAGTTGGCTTACCAGCCGAAATAACTCTAACTCCGTCGTATAGCGCATTCACGAAAACAGGGGGCGTTGGTCAGATTTTAGCATTACCCCATAACACGAATATGTGGGAAGACAGTCATGTTGCGGCTGCGAAGACTTGGGTCAACGATACTTTCACGACCCCTACGACCGCGCGCCAGCTAGGTCGGACAGCTCGGGAGCGAAAAAATAAATATGTTTCGCTTCTGGCTGATTTAGCCGAAATCAGCGAATTTATAGACCGAAAAAGGCGGCCGTAGGAACATGGCTGAAGGACTTCTTAGTGATGCAGATCCTGGATTTGGCATTGGCGAAACAAGAGCGCGACCGCCTCGCGTTGAGGTTTATGAGGATACAGGGGGAGAGGGCCTGGTCATCAACATTGGTGATGTGCCTGAAGGAGATGTTCCTGAAGATGCCGGTCCAGGAGATGCCGCTCCTGAAGCCGTCGTTCCTGAAGATGCCGCTCCTGAAGATGTCGCTCCTGAAGATGTCGCTCCTGAAGATGTCGCTCCTGAAGCCGTTCCTGAAGACGAAGAAGATTGGCTGACCCATCGATACCGGCCGGCTACCGACGAACGAGAAACCGTTCGCAGCCCTGCCGGAGTAGAGCTTTCGGATCAGGGGATAGATCCCCGCAATCTTCTCGATGAGACCGGCGATTCGCTTGATCGCGTTTCAAAATTTTTTC